TATTGTCTTATGGGTGTTGTTCTTTTGATGGCTCAACCCTTTATGGACCCTGACTTCATATATACTTTTAAGGATAAAAGATTCTCTTAAGGATATGAACAGAGATAAACGCATGACTGTAGAACTGCAAGAAGATGTTGCCACAGGTGAACTTTTCTGCTTAGTTCCTGAAGCTATCTTAAGTGAAAATTGTTGGTATGAAGGAACTGTTGTAGAATGGGTCTTTGATGGCGATGAACTCATCCTCCGCGAACCAACACAATGATTACCACACCCTGCTACCACATATACGTTAACGGAAAATGTGTAAAAGCAAATCTCCAGAAAGAAGACTTCGATCGGGAGATGCGGCAACTTAATTGTTTCTTGGATTTGACAAATCTTAAAGCAGCCGCTAAAATTGAATATGAAGTTTGTGCGGTTCCTGAATATACCGACGCATCCTTCTAATTACAAACTAGTTTGATTTGAAACGTTTCATTCATTATTAACTAACATGGCAAAAGGATTTACTGTTAAGGCACAAGAGCCCCCAAAGGGCAAAGTGGCTGATTCCGCTAAAGAGTGGGATTATGAAAAAGCAAAAGAGATGCTACGTGGCAAAGCCATCGTATTCTGTCTCCCAGGTCGTGGCGTAAGCTACGTTTACCTAAAGAACTTCGTCCAGATGTGCTTCGATCTAGTACAGATGGGCGCTAGCATTCAAATTAGCCAGGACTATAGCTCCATGGTTAATTTCGCACGTTGTAAGTGCTTGGGTGCTAACGTACTACGTGGTCCTGATCAGGTGCCCTGGGATGGTCGTCTAAAGTATGACTACCAGCTATGGATCGATAGCGACATCGTATTTAATACCGAGAAGCTACTTCAACTAGTCCTTATGGATAAGGACATTGCAACTGGTTGGTATTGCACTGAAGATGGTCGTACATCTTCTGTTGCTCACTGGCTAGAAGAAGATGACTTCGCTAAGAACGGCGGTGTCATGAACCATGAGACTCTAGAAACTCTCTCCAAGCGTAAGAAGCCCTTTACCGTAGACTACGCTGGTTTCGGTTGGATTCTCATCAAGAATGGTGTCTTCGAGCATGAAGAGATGAAGTACCCCTGGTTTGCTCCTAAGATGCAAGTATTTGAATCTGGTGCTGTCCAGGATATGTGTGGCGAGGACGTTTCCTTCTGTCTCGATGCTATCGCAGCAGGTTTTGAAATCTGGTGTGATCCTCGTATTCGAGTCGGGCACGAAAAGTCTCGCGTTATTTGATAGGCTTCGAGGGGGGAACAAAGCTTCCCCCTTTTTTATGCCAACTATTAAACTGTCATATAGTATTGATCCATGGAACATCTATACGATATAATTATTGAAGGTCAAGCAGTTCACAAAGGTCTCCCCGAAGGAGACTTCTTTGAGGTCATGCAAGACCTAGCAACCGCTTATTATGAAACTGGTTACCCAGATTTCACAAAAGTTACCCATTTTATGTACCCCAAGGAGTAATTATGTTCGGCAAGACACAAATTAAGCTTGAAAGCAAGCCCAAGAACACCGCCCAAGGTCGTTCAAATAACACGAGGCTCTCTGCAACTTCCCGCAATGGACGCAAAAAGCGCTATCGTGGTCAAGGAAAATGATTTAAGGGGGCTTATGCCCTCTTTTTTATTGCTCTAAATATAAAATATAGATCATGTGCGAATGGAAGTCATTGAAGAATTCATGTCAATCCATCCAGATGACCTTTGGGTGTATAACAAACTCCAGTTGAGCCGCACATTAGGCTACAATTGCGGTCCCATGGGTGCTCCAGTGCCTCATCCAGGTTGGTATATCATTAGACCTTCCATAAATTTTATGGGAATGGGTCGAAATGCCCGTAAAATCTGGTTAGCTCCCACTGATAAGACCGAAATGTACGGAAATCCATCCGAATTTTGGTGTGATTACTTCAATGGAGAGCATGTTTCCGTTGATTATGAAAATGGAGACCAAGTTTTGACCGTTCAGGGCATAAAAACGCCTGCTGGTCATCGTTCAGAAGAGTCTAGATGGAATTCTTGGCGAAAAATTGAGCGAGAATTTCCACTTCCTGAATTTTTGTGGGAATTTCGCACCAAATATAAGACCATAAACGTGGAATATATCGGTTTTCGACTTATTGAGGTCCATTTTCGAGAAAATCCCGATTTTCAGTGGGGAAATGACATTGCAATTCCCGTTTATGAGGATATGGAGATCTATGCACCGCCCGATTATCGTTATGTAGAGTCTCCTGACTACCAAAGAACAGGCTTTTACATCAAATAATGCAAGGTGATAGCAACCACCTTCAAAAAAGTTCTAATTTTCACTTTATTAGGACAAAAAATCATGGGAAAGCCCGCTGATCGAGTTAAAGGTGTGTCGCTAGTCACCGATTATGGTGTATTAGACCAAATTACATCAAAAAAAGAAGAAAAAAAGGAAGAAAAGTACAAAAATGTCCCTGATTACACAGAGTATTGGGAAGGGGCATAAATAAAAATAAAGATTAAGGTGAAATGGCGGAAATCAAACGTATTTCTAGATCATTTAAAGATATAAGTCTCTCGTTTCAGCCACATCCTGTAACGGGGGACCTTCCTGTATTAAGAAATGAAAGAGCCATCAACCGCTCTGTTAGAAATATCATCCAAACACAGTTGGGAGAACGATTCTTTCAACCAAACTTTGGTTCCGACGTTAGAGCCCAACTATTTGCCTTAGTTGATTTTGGTACTGCCGATTTAATTAGAGATCAAATCGTTGTCAGTATTACAAACTATGAGCCCCGCGTTATCATTGTTCAGGTAGAGGTTGATCCTCTCCCCGATACCAATGAATTCAACGCACGCATCGTTTATGACATTATCGGTCAGGAATTACCCCGTCAAACTTACTCCTTTGTACTAGAGGCTACTAGATAATGGCTTTTACTAAATTTACCAATTTAGACTTTGATCAAATCAAAGAATCGATTAGAGATTATCTAAGAGCGAACTCAAACTTCACTGGTTTTGATTTTGAAGGTTCCAACTTCTCGATCTTGATTGATACATTGGCTTATAACGCCTATATCAACTCGATCAATGCCAACATGATCGTCAATGAGTCATTTTTGGACTCTGCGACACTTAGAAGGAACGTAGTCTCACTAGCAGGCAACATTGGCTACCTTCCCAGATCTATTGCCGCTGCAAAAGCGCAGGTAAAGTTCACTGTAGAGACAAATGCGACCACTCCCACCCTTACTTTGAAGGCTGGTCTTGTTTGTACGGGTAATGCTGATAATACTAACTACGTTTTCTCTATTCCTGAGGATATTACCGTTACCGTAGAGAATGGTGTCGCTCAGTTTGGTACTGATGACGATCCCATCGAAATTTTTCAGGGAACGTTCCTAAGAAATACATTTAACTATGATGGATCGCTCGATCAGCGCTTCATTATCAATAATTCTCGCATGGATTACAGTACTCTCGTTGTGAGAGTAAAAGGTCCTAATGATCAAGGTCAAGGTGAGGTTTGGAATCGTGTTGCTAACATTGTTGAGATTGGAAAGGATAGCCAAATCTATCTAATCAACGAAATTGAGCAAGAGAAATACGAACTAATCTTTGGGGATGGTATTTTTGGTAAAGCTCTTCAAAATGAGCAACAAATTACTGCTACTTACATTGTAACTGACGGTCCTGATGGAAATGGGGCTCAGCGGTTCTCTTTTGGTGGATCCATAGTCGCTTCCTCGGGCAATGTCATCATCCCCACCAATAATGTCTCTGTAACCACTCTCCAAGCCGCTGAGAACGGCGCTCCCATCGAGAGCGTAGAAAGTATTAAGTACTTTGCCCCCCGCATCTACGGGTCCCAGTACAGGGCTGTGACGGCACGTGACTATGAAGGCATTATTAAGTCGATTTATGCAAATACTGAGTCAGTTTCGGTAGTTGGTGGTGAAGAGCTCACCCCTCCACAGTTTGGTAATGTTCTAATCAGCATCAAACCACTAAACGGCATCGAAGTTAGTGATTTTGACAAAAAGAACATTCTAGAGGGACTTAAGCAATACACGGTTGCTGGTATTAACCAAAAGATTGTCGATCTCAAGATTCTCTTCGTTGAAATTGATAGTTCTGTCTACTATGACACCACTAAAGTGTCAAATGCTGAAAATCTTAAGAGTGCTGTTATTGAGTCCCTCAATACTTATTCCCAGTCCATCGATCTCAACAAGTTTGGCGGTAGATTTAAGTATTCCAAGACACAAAAGGTTATTGATGATACCGATATTGCGATTACCTCTAATATCACGATCGTCATCGTCCGCAGAAACCTAAATGCTGCAATTGATCAATTTGGACAGTATGAATTGTGCTTTGGTAATGCTTTCCACATCCTACCTGAAGGTGGAACAGTGAAGAGCACGGGATTCAAGATTTTTGGGAATCCCTCTACTGTCTATTTGACTGATATGCCCAATAAGACCGCAACTGGTCAATTAGATGGTTCTGGACAGGGAGTTATTTCTCTCATCAGCGAAAGAACCGCTGCTTCGGGAGATCTCACCTATACAACTGTTATAGAAAACGCAGGAACGGTAGATTACAGTAAAGGTGAGATTAAATTGAACACAGTCCGCATTACGGAGACATCTCAGCCTAATAGTATTATTGAAGTTCAAGCCTATCCACTTTCTAACGATGTAATTGGTCTCAAAGACCTGTATGTCTCCTTTTCCGTCTCTACAAGCGAGATAAATATGGTTAGGGATACAATTGCCAGCGGAGAGCAAATTTCCGGTGTCGGTTTCCCAGTAACTTCAAGTTACGGCAACGGAAAGCTAACTAGGTAACCTTTACGGTATTTTGAGATGATTGAAACTGGTATTGGTGTGATGGTGAAGATCCAGGATATCGTCACCTCACAACTTCCCGAATTCGTTCTTAGCGAGTCACCTTTATTTGATGACTTCCTGAAACAGTTCTACGTGTCCCAGGAATTCCAGGGTGGCACGATGGATTTCGCTGCCAATCTTGACCAATATCTCAATCTTGACATTTTAACTGCCGAATCAGTTGCTGGAGACTTTTTCCTCACAGAAAGTCTTAGTGCAGAAGATACCGTTGTCAAAGTAAACACCACTAAGAGCTTTCCAAACGAGTGGGGTCTACTTAAGGTCGATAATGAGATCATGACCTACACAGGTCTCACCACAAACACCTTTACTGGTGTTGTGAGAGGCTTTTCTGGTATTACTTCTTATCGCACTCCCGATAATCCTAGTCAGTTAGTATTTGAGCAGACTCAAGCTGCTCCACATCAGGATAATGCCCCTGTACAAAATTTAAGTACTCTTTTCTTAAAAGAGTTCTACAATAAGATCAAATTTACCTTTGCTCCTGGTTTTGAGAACCTAGATTTTAATAATCAAATTGATGTAGGTACTTGGATCCGCCAAGCACGCTCTTTTTACCAAAGTAAGGGAAGTACTGAGTCTTTCAAGATTTTATTTAAGGTTCTCTATGGTAAAGAGCCAACTGTTATCGATCTAGAGCTTTATCTCATCAAACCTAGTGAAGCTGAGTATACTAGACGTGACTATGCGACGGCTCTTCCCGTAAATGGCAATCCCATCGCACTTAAGGGAAAAAATGTGTTCCAGGATGGTAGTCCTGAGATTTTTGGTGCCGTTTCTCAGATTGAGCCTTTCACGAGAGATAACACCCTCTATTACAAGCTCTTTTTCTTTGTCTCTAATGATGAGATTGAAAATGAGAAGAAACTCTTCACTATCCCTGGTATTAGTGAAGCGCAGCGTCCTTGGTTCCCAGGACAGACTACTGTTACCGTAGATTCCACCATTGGCTTCCGTGATAACAATACTTTTATCACAGAAGATGGTGTAGTCTTTAATTATGAGGAAAAGACGGTAAACCAGTTCTTGGGAGTTACTTGCGAGGACCCAAATAAGACAATTGCCATTACTGATAAGATTATTGATAATATCACTGTCAGTGGAACAGCTGATAATGGTGAAGTGATCAAATTGCGCCTATTGGGCGTTATCTCTAGTCTTGACTTTGGAGAGAATCCTCCATTCAGCACTATTGGTGAAAATATCCGTGTAAGCAGCCTTGGGCAGAATATTCTTGCACCTATTGCTAATCAAGACGAACCATCCTTCCCTGAGATCGTAGCTAACAGCTTTATCTACAATACTAAGGTGCGTTTCCAGGTTCAGGAAATTAGCGGTACTATTTTTACTCTAAAAGCTCCATATCTAGATAAGAGCTCTATCAATGTTGGTGATACGGTAGATATTCTTCCCAGAGGCTCTCAAGATGCCTATGTTTCCAATCGTCTCGTTACAGCAGTAGATTTTGCGAATTCTACTGTTACTGTTGATAATTCTTTCGGTGTTCCCACTGATCAAGACATTGATATCCGTCGTAATCAAAAATATGCTTCTAGTTCACAAACTCCCATTGATTATGGGAATGATGAGGTTCTCTCCAATGTTCTCAACCTCTATGATGCTCGTGAATACGATTCTAGCTTCTATGTAGCTACCAACTCCCTTCCATCCTATGAGATGGACGTTAGCATCACCGAAGACACCATTACTGGTATTAGCACTCTAAACTTCGAGGGATTCAACAGTTTTCAAGGAACTTACTCCACACTTATCTTTGATCAGCCTGTAGACTTCATTACTGGTGATCTAGTCACTTATAGCGTCCAGCCTGGTATCGGTACTACTGCCGTTTACCCAATTTGCCCTGTTGGTGAATATTATGTCGAAGTAACTGATCCTCGCAAGATTCGTCTCTATCTATCCCCATCTTTCATCGGTAGCAACAACTTTGTTGGTCTAACTGCCAATGACTTGCCTGGTACTCATATTTTCACTCTAGAAAGCCAGAAGGACCGTGAGATTGAGACTCAAAGAACATATCGAACCATTCCTCTAACTGGTGAGCGTCAAAACATCGCTATTGATAGAACACCCGAAGAAGTGACTTCTGGTAAGATTGCTATCCTCACTAATGGTGTGGAGATCCTCTCCTATCGTTCTGCGGACAATGTTTTCCTAGGTCCGCTCATTAATGTTGATCCCGTAGCTGGTGGGGAAGGTTATAGTGTCATTTCACCCCCAGCCATTATCGCTGCTGAGCCTGATGTTCAATTAGTGGGTGCATTGGGCGTGGGGGTCACTCCTACTGCTGCCGTCCTCACTCCAGTCATTAAAGGTAAGCTAGAGAAGATTCTAGTGGATCCTCAGGAGTTTGATATCAATGAAGCCTTCACAATCACCGTTACAGGCGGCAACAGCCGTGGTGCAACTGCTGAGCCACAGGTAGAGCGTAGATCCCGTGCACTGCCCTTTGACAGCCGCCTAGACACCTTTGGTGGGGGTATTAATGTCGATGAGGAAACCATTCAGTTCTTGACCCCCCACAACCTTCCTAAAGGTGAGGCAATTGTTTATAACAATCGTGGGGAACCTAGCATCGGGGTCGGTATTCCTGGTGGACCTAATATCAGTTTTGGTAATGTTCTATCCAATGGTGGTATTTACTACGCAGATCCAGTTAACAATCTTACTATTCGTTTGTATGGGAATCTTGAGGATCTGCAGCTTGGTATCAATACCATTGGCTTCACTACCAACCTCACTGGCTTTGGTATCCAGGCGTTTGATACTGTCGCACAGAACACCATTATTGGCGCAAACATTGTCGAAGATGGTGGCGACTTCTGGTACCGTTCTCTCCACACGCAGCCCTCTAATATCTTTGTGGAGTATGATGAGGTCCGTTATCCTAAGCATGGCTTTAAGACAGGAGAGCTTGTTGAGTATGCGGCTTCCGAAACTCCCATCGCTGGTCTAAGCACTCTTAATTCATACTATGTCTTCACTCAAAGTGAGGACATCTTCCAACTAGCCGATGCTGGTATTGGTGGTACATCTAAGGATGACTTCGATCGTGGTGAAGTTGTTAACTTTACTTCCGCAGGTGTCGGCACGCATACGTTTAAGTATCCCGACATTCAGGTAAATCTCAACGTTTCTTTTGCTAGCACTGTTACTGGCGTCATCACAGCAACTCCATTTATCCGTGGATCTATTGAGCAGATTTATATTGATGATGGTGGTTACTATGGTAGTGATGTTCTCAACTTCCAAAAGAATCCTAAGATCACTGCTCAGGTAGGTAGTGGCGCAAGAATCAAGCCTGTTGTTATTGAAGGTAGGATTACCGCTGTTCAAATCCTCAATAGTGGTGAGAACTACACTCTCAATCCAGATATCATTGTAACTGACAGTTCTGGTTCAGGCGCAGGTGCGATTCTTCGTGCTGTTGTTCAAAATGGCAGAATTGAAGATATTATCATCATTAGTCCAGGACTTAGCTATGATCCTAATACAACAGATATTGAGGCTGTCGATGCTGGTCGTGATGCCATCCTCACCCCACGCATTCGTAATTTAGAAGTTAACTTACAAGAACGTTTTGGCTTTGAGTCTCTCATCAACAATAGCTATGCAATTGTTTCTTATGACCGAACTATTCGCGAAAATGTCTATGATGATGAAGGGATTGTTCATTCTCCCATCATTGGTTGGGCTAATGATGGAAATCCCATCTATGGTGGATTTGCGTATGATGATCCCGAGAATCCAAACTCCGAAATTCGTGCCATGAGCACTGCTTATGTGCTTGATGCTGAAGCAGTTGTTGGTCGCCCCTCTCTCCTAAAGTATCCCGCTGGTTTCTTTGTTGAGGACTACCGTTATACAGGGGAAGGGGATCTAGACATTTACAATGGACGCTATGGCAGAACTCCCGAATTCCCTAATGGCGTTTATGCATACTTCGCTGGCATTAGCACTGAGATTGATCTAGAGCGTGCTCCTCAGTTCCCATATTTCATTGGACCTGAGTATCGTGATGCTCCTATCCCCGCTCCTGATATTGATCAGGACTTTAATCTAAATGATAAGCCTATTTGGAGAAATACCTTCCCCTACTATGTTGGAAGCAGCGTAGCTGGCAGTGAATTTTTGGTGCAGTCTTATCTCAATGATGTGCAGGACAGCATTGTAGAAAGTGTAGATCCTGGCAACGTTTCAGGCATTTCTATCGTGGGGGCTGGTGCCAGTTATCGTGTTGGGGATCTCCCCATCTTTGATAGTGCCCAGGGGGTTCTCAGTAGTGTCGTTAGTGAAGTACGTGGTAAAGAAGTAGTAAGTATTGGTAGTTCTGAAACTTCTTATGTTAAGAGTCAAACTAAGATTATCCGACTCAACAACAGGCAAGTGCGCATTTATGTGGATCCTTTCCATGACTATCTAAACCAAGATTTGGTTGTTTTGAGCGGTCTCACTACTTCTCTATCTACTCTCAATGGTCCTAGCCGTGTGGTGGTGGATACCACCCAAATGACTCTTGCTAGTGTCATGCCACCTACTGTCATTGAGACTGTAGAAGATATTTTCGTCAATAGCCTTAATACTACTGTAGCTCCAGGAGCTTTCATTACTATTGGAGCTCCTAATAATAGTGAAACAGTCGAAGTCTTGAATGTCTTCCCCAATAATAGAGGTCTACGAGTTTATCGTTCCAATCCGACTGGATTTGGTCAATCTCACCTTAGTGGGGAGAGTATCGATGTAATCCCTTATTACTTTGATATTAATAGCCCAACCGATCCTTTCCAATCTGAAATTGATGTATTATACTACTTCAATCCAGCCCAGACGGTTGGTTTTGGAACCACTCCTGGTCAGCAGGTGCCTGCGGAGTATTTTATTGGTGATACTCAGTATGACCTTTCTATTCCTACTCAGTGCATCTATGCACCCTCCCATCAGTTTAGAAATAATGAGCTAGTTACTCTCAGTAAGGCTCCTACTGCGATTCCTTTCATTACCAGAGATGTTGATGGGAATCTTCGCAATATCCCTCAGGTGGGTAATAGTGAAGATGTTTACATTGCAAATCTTGGTAAAGATTTAGTGGGTATTAAGACAGATCCTAATGGACAGGCTCTTTTCTTCACTACTCCAGTTGGTTCCGATTTCCGTTATAACCTAGAGACTAACCGCTTTGCGGAGTCGGTCTCGCTCGATCGAATTAGTGCGGTTGTAACCACTAAAGAACCCCATGAACTCCAGAAGGATGACATGGTAGATGTAATCGTGAAATCTAAGCAGAATTCGGGCGTGGGTTCTAACCCAACTGTTGTGGTGGAGTTTGATGAGGTTACACAGTCACTTCTAGTGGATCCTCTCTTTGCTGATCCCGCTGATATTGATGTTACTGATAGTTTGGTCATTATCCCCAACCACGGCTTCACTCTTGGTGCGTATGTTCTTTATACCACTACAGGGACTGTTATTGCGGGCTTGACAACTTATCAGAAGTATTTCGTTGTTCCTTTCGACAGCGAGAGCTTCCGTTTGGCAGAAACTTTTGAGGATATTAAGCCTGGTCAAGAGAGAACTATTCGCTTCCAGAGTCAAGGTACTGGTGTTCATAAATTCTCTAAAGTTAATCCACGGTTACCCATTACTGTGGAGAATAACGTTGAGTTTGATGTATCCAGTCCCACTCTTCTCGATAAGGAGCTCAAGTTCTACTATGATCAAAATCTTACTGAGATTTTTGAAAATAACGGTGTAGATGAGGATTTCGTTGTCAGTGGTGTCTCCACTGAAGGATTCTTTGATGGCAGAAAGACAGTTCGCTTCTCCGAAAATAATCCTGATGTAATTTACTATGGTTTGGAGATTGGTGGATATATTTCTACGTAGCAGCGTCTATACAGCCCGTAGAAGCGTTGAGATCCAAAGCCCCACTGTCTTTACCTATACATTGCTAGAGAAGCCTGAGAGAGCCTCCTACGATGCTCTCACGAACATCCTCTCTTATAACACCTCTTCATCCACAGCTTTGGGTGGAGTTGGTAAGGTTTCTATTATTTCTAGTGATGACAGTTTTATTGTTCCTCCTGAGTTTATCACTATTGACAGTGAGTTCGGTGAGACTGCTGCTTTGCGTGCACAATCCGATAATATTGGCACCATTTCCAATGTTCGCATCCAGAATCCTGGTTGGGGGTATTCGGCTGATAACACCCTTCGACCCAAGGGTAATATTCAACCAACCATTCTTTTCAGTGATAGTGACTTTGTTACTGGCGTAGAAATCATCTCAGGTGGTAGTGGTTATCAAAATGCTCCCAATACTGTCTTAATTGATACCGTAACTAGACAAGTCGTAGATAATGGTGCCATTATCGCCGAAGTGCAGAGTAGTGCTATCAGTGCAATTGTTATTGATCTCCCTCCTACAGGTCTTTCTAAGAACCCACATGAGCTCTATACTATCAACAACAGCAATGGTATTCCCATTGATGAAGTTGTGGAAATTGATAATACTGTAGGGATTGTAACGTTTAAAATGCAAACTCCCATTCAGGGATACTCCACTCTGCCTTTTGAGGTG